CCATTGCTGGAGCACTTTGGCAATGCCCACGCCAGCCCCTGTCACCAACTCAGGATACTGCCGCATTGTCACCTCCAAGCCCGTCGCCTTCCACTCTGTTGGCACGCTTTTCTGGCCCACTACATACACGGCAGGAATGCTCGTGCCATTTGGAAACGTATAAGAGCCTATTAGATCAGGCGACGCTGAAAGTAATTCAACAATGGTTTCCCGAAGCTGAGTAATGTTCACAATAAAAAAGCCTCCCCGTAAGGAGAGGCTAACAGAAAACAACGAAACGAAGGCTCAGTTAGGAGCAGTCGGGATGATGCTGCCAGTGTTGGTAGCATTCTGATGGACGCCAATGCGACCACGGCTCATGAGGTCGAAGGTGCATTCAACGAGGTTATCAGCAGGATAGCTTTCGTTGTAGTTCATAACGCAAGCCACATAAGCCACACGGTCATAGTAGAACGTAGTGCCGCTCACACCAAGTTGCTTGTTGATTTCAACGTACACTTCAGCACTCTTGTTGTAACGAGCCTCAGCAATCACTTGGAAAGCTTCGTCAAAGCTATTAGGAACAAACACCGTGCCATCAACATCCTTTTGGAAGTAGGAAGTAACGGAAGCAGTGGCTGCGCTGGTAACGATCACGCTGTCAGAGAAGCCACCGCCGCCAAGCAGGTAGAATTCTGTGTTGCCATCGTTGAAAGCTACAGAAGCCGTGGTAGCTGCTTGCAGCGTATAAAGAGTAGGAGCGCCGCTCACCGTAAAGGTGGCGCCACTTTGAGTGATGATTGGACGGGCAGCACCAGCGATAGAACCAACACGTACAATTACGTCTTGGCTCTTAACCAGTTCTGTGGGGTGGTAGAGCATGAGATTGCCTCAGCAATGGGGAGAGAGAAAGTGGTTAAGCGTCAAACGTTTTGTACGCTTCCTTTACCAACCAGTCTAAAGATGCCTCTGATTGGTGCGCCTAAGAATTGCCAATAATGTTCAGCAATTTGTTCGTTAGGCAATAGCTCAAACCGTCCTTCTCTCCCATTGATGGTGGCAGTAGCAGAACTACCAGGAGTGACGCCAGAGAGGGCTAGAGGCCCCGTTAAGCGTCCTTCCATGTACACAGCCGTATTATCAGCGCCAAGCAAATAATCGTACTGTGGATTGCGCTTTTGCCGCAAACTGGCATAGTAAGTGATGCCTGATGAAAGGCCCACATAATTGCCAGTTTCAGAGTCAAAGGCATAGCCAGAAGCTACGGACCACACAAGGGAGGCATTAGCTAATGGTGAGAGGCCGTTGATCATGCGACAAAACCAATGGAGAAAGAACCAGCGACGGTTTCAGTCATTCGTTTGAACTCTTGGCCATATTGCGTGGCCTCAAGCCCCTTGCCATATACCTTGCCGTCAGTGGCGCCAATTTGAACGCCCATTTGTGCAAGTTGAATGGCAATGATGTGTGCAGCGAGATGCTTTACGGCACGATCAGTTTGATCTCCAAAAACATCTACACTTGCGTCCGCTGTAGCTTCAGTGATGGCCCCGTTTACAATTCCCGATGGATGGGGAATGAATTCAGGGAAGCGATCAAGGAACGTTGCATAAGTAACAGTCATGGTCAAGCCCTTCCTGCCTTAATTGCTTCTTGACGCTTTGCAATGGCATTACGCACTCTCACTCGCCCTTCGATTTTTTTCCATGACGCTAGTTGATCTAGATCATGAATAATTTCAATGGTCCGAGAGGCTTCAATGACGGGGAGATTAGCAAGCATTTGCACGTCATGAGGAATGGTTTCCACAGTCGGCTGCTCCCTTACTTCTTCAATGGCGCCAATGGTCATCAATCGCTTAACGGTTGAATTGTCACGGGCTTTCTTCCATTGATCTTCTGGTACTTCCTGGTTGAGGCCAGGAGCCAGTTGAATCATCCCTCCATCAGTGATGATGCCAAAGCCACCTTCACGAGGCGGATTTTCAAGCTCAGGGCGATAAGCAATTAACATTTGATGTTCAATTAGAACTGTCAATTAGCTTAACGCCCATTGCTTGTCTAGGCTCAGGACGAAGCCTGAACGTAGATGACGCTCTTGGGATAGTACAGAGCCACACCACCCACGCGAGCGTGAGCAGGGACAATGAACTCAAGATTGCGCTGTTGGGGCGGGAAAAGCTCCAGTGGTTGGGGAATGTGCAGTTGCACTTTCTCAGGGTCACGCTTGTACACCACCATGCGGCTAGTGAACAGGCGGCCATTGTTCTTACCCTTCGTCAGTTGGTTGATTGGCTCAACGTTACGGATGTAGGGACTGGTGCGGAGGAAATACTCAAGCACAGTCACGTCCGAAGAGTCGGAGTTGCGAGTGGTGCTGATCTTGTTGTAGTCCTCGTAAGCCAACAGGATAGTGTCGGGCTGCTCCTTCATGTTGGAGGCGTTGATGATGGCGCTAACGCCATAGTTCAACAGTTCCAGCATTTCCTGAGCCGTGATGCCAACAGTGGTGAACCACTTATCAGCAGCAACAATGTCAACGGTGGCATTGTTGAAGAACCCGGTAAGACCAACAGAAGCTTCGCCAAACATGGCAACGCTTTCCACCTTCTCTTCGTAAGCACGGCGCACAGCAGTGGCACGACGCTGCTCAAGAGCAAGGTTGGCCATCTGAGCGGCACGCAGCTCCTGAACGGAATAACCGAAGGAACCACCGAAGGAACGGATGTTGATGCTTTTCTCGGTCTGGCTCACGTCAGAACGAGGCAGATCGTCAGCACTATCAGCCAGAAGGCGGAACTCACCAGTCGAATCCATGATCCGATAGGTGAAGGTTTGTGCGCCAGGACCAGCTTCGCTGGTTACAGGCAAAATCGTAGAATATTTGATGTCTGCATAAGCAGTTTCAAATACTTGGGGGCGGATGTACTCAAGCTGACGCTGGAGAAACAGACCCGCATCATCCATGCGAAAATCATTCATTGTTTTTTCTCCTTACAGGTCGCCAGTGAGGATAAAGGAAGGACCGTTCAGCTCAAGGATTGCCAGGCCAGAACCAGTGACAGAGTTGAGGTAACGGGCGTTGGTCAACAGCGCCGAACGAGCGGGAACAGCAGCAGCAGTGAACTGTCCTGCATAGCGAACGCCAGAAGTGGTGTGCATCACGCGCACAGCAGTTGTCGGGGTGACACTACCGTGAACATAAACGACAACGCCACCTTGATTTATGACGTTGGCCACTTGAGCAGTCTTGATACCGGGGCGGCTATTTGCATCCCGAACCTGTTCGTCCACGTAGGTGAGAACGTGAACGCCAAGGAAGGATTCGCCACTACCTGCAAGAGTTTTTGCAGAGTTAAAAGTGGTGCCACCAGTGTTGTAGGAAACGCCATTACCAAAGGCAAGGACGGAACCAGTTTCGTTGACGTAGGTGCCAATAGTGTTGTCGCGAGCGTCGGAAAGTTGACCTTCCTGATAGGCAGCATGAAGCAAAGCGTAAGCTTGCTGCACACCACCCGCAGTAGCGGTCCCCGAGGCTGAAAAAGATACGGCCATGGATCAGCGCTCCTTAGAGACGGAGAGAGGGGATTTCCAAGCATTCTGCAGCTTGTCCATGTAGGACGAGGGAGCAGACATGGGGGAATTGATGGAAGCAACGGCTTTACGCAGTTCTTCCGTAGTAGCAGAATCGCCACGAGGGGCAGATTCAGCCAGGGTGTCGAACATGGCAGTCACATAATCATCGGAACGCTCCGAGAGATCAGCGTCGCCACGAACGGCTTTGATGGAGGCTTCCATGATTTCGCGGGTAGATTTGCCAGCAAAATCAAAAGCGGAGTCAAGAGAAGTACGAGCTTTGTCAATTAGCGCAATGCGCTCTTCGACGAGGCTGTCTACATTCACCTGCTTAGCAGCGTCAAGATCAGTCTTGAGGCTTTCCACTTCTTCAGCAAGGGCATCGGCTCGCCCTTCGGCAGAGTCGGTTTTACCTTGCATGTTCTGTTCCATGGCATCCATTTCTGCCTTCATGGAATCAGCGGCGGCTTGAAGCTCGTCGCACTTTTTCTTCATGTCCTCATAGGACATTTTGGCGTCTTCCCGTTCTTTGGTGATTGCCAGAGCTACGCTCTCGGTCACCTCAAACTCAGCGCCATCAAAATTGACTTTTGCAGTCATAGATGGTTCCTCAATGGGAGTAAAAAGAGAAGGATCGGCAGCATCCAGACGGTCCAGATGAAGCTTCACTTGCGGGCCAGCGCGGCCCCTACGAACAACAGCAATGTGATTTCCGCTGATTTCCTTTTGGATGCCATCGTAATTTTCACCGCTGTCAGTGACGCCTGGAGTCGCCTCATAGTTGACGCGATAACCAGCGCTGACCTCCTTCGCATCACCGCGCATAATGCGCTCAATGGCTTCCTGATCAGTGATAGTCATAACGGCACGGACAAAGCCGTCGTCATACACCACTTCAGTGCCACTAAAGCCAATTTGATAGTCCTTTGTATTGGCGCTATCTAATAGGACTGGAGGATGCTCAAGAGTAATCGCTTTGCCCGCAAATGAGGCCAAGCTTTCAGGAGACGC